ACTGAGTCGGATTCATCAAGTCTTGGATATTCGATGGTGCGATATTTCTTGACATTCTTGGTTCTAAGCCCTCTCGATAGGATGGTTATGCCCCCGTATTTCACCACACCACCCCCGGATTGGCGAGTCTCAGCTTGCGTACCAACTCATCGTTGCGGCGCTGCAAAGTCGAGTCGAGTTCCCGCATCGTGCCCGAGTCAACGGGTCCGGTCACGTTGATAGTCTGGTTGATTGTTACACTGTCGTCGCCGAGCGGGCGTACCTGTGCCCCTCGCGGAAGCCAGAGGCGTTCGGGGCCGGCCTCTCCCACAATAGCCCAGCCCGAACGAAGGATGTCGCCGCCAGCGGCTAACTCTGGAATGGTAGGGATACGAGGCAACCCGATTTCAAAACCTCCGACTTTTCCTACTAGTGGAATGTTAATGGCTGGCACTTTGATTCTGATGCTGTTTAGGGCGTTAATCATCTTATTAATGCCGCCAATAATCCAGTTGATAACGCCTTTGATGGTATCCCAAATGCCGTTCCATACATCAGATGCGGTTTGTTTGATACTTTCCCATATCTGACTAAGTCTTTCCTTTACAACATCCCAATTCCTATATAACTCTACGCCTATGGCTATTGCTGCAGCTATGGCCGCCACTACCAGGCCAACAGGCCCCGTCAGCATCGTAAACGCCGTCTGCAGCCCCGATAAGGTCTTCGTTATTGTGCCGACGGCTGTTATTAGGTTCCCAATCACGATTAATACAGGCCCCAGCGCCGCTGCAAGGCCAGCTATAGTTATGATTGTTCTCTGTACCTCTGGATCGAGATTGGCAAACCACTCAGCCAGTTGCTTGATAAAGCTAATGAAACTCTCCAGCGCCGGGATAACACTATCTCGCAGGACCGGAGTGAGCACATCACCCAGCTCGATGCCAGCGTCAACCAGTTTGTTCCGGAGGATTTCCAGCTGCGACGCCGTGGTTTCGTACCGCTGTTCTGCTTCCATGGTCAAAGCGATATTTTCTTCCCATGCCTGGGTACCAATCTTGATAGACTCGTTAAACAGGTCCCCTGCACCAGCAGCCCTCAACAATGCGTCCCGAAGTCGGATTTCAGTGATGCCCATATCGTCCAGCACTTTAATTGCCGATATCCCTCGCTCTTCGGCGGTTGCCAGACCCTGAATAAAGGCAATAATGGCTCCTGCTGCGTCTTCCTGAAAAGCTCGTCTAAACTCATCAGCACTCATGCCGGCTACTGCAGCGAAGTCATTTAGCCTCTCACTGCCGGTCTCAACAGCAAGTTGCATATCGGCCATTACACGGCTAAAGGCGGAACCTCCGGCCTCGGCAGCAATACCTACAGAGGACAAGGCGCCGGCAAAACCAAGAATCTGCGCCTCTGTCATCCCTACCTGGGCACCGGCACCAGCCAGCCGTAGCCCCATCTCGACAATCTCGGCTTCGGTGGTGGCTAAATTGTTGCCCAAAGCAACAATGGTGGAGCCTAGCCGGTCAAACTGGTCCTGCGGCATCTGTGTTATATTTGCCAGTCTGGCAAGTGAAGTGGCCGCCTGTTCGGCGCTGAGGTTGGTGGCTTCACCCAGATCAATCATCGTCCGGGTAAAGCTCAAGATATTCGGTACCTCAATACCCAANTGNCCNGCNGCNTCNGCNACNCCNGCNATTTCCTTNGCCGNNGCNGGGATNTCTTTNGCCATGTCACGGATGCCGTCCCGGATCTTTGCAAGGTCTTCTTCGCTCGCGTCCACTGTTTTCTTCACACCAGCGAACGCGCTCTCAAAATCAATGCTCATCTTCCCAGCCGCAATGCCAATGCCGGCAAGAGGAGCCGTGATATACTTGGACAGGTTTTTCCCTGTGTCCGATATTTTCTTGCCAGCCGTTGTAAAAACAGAGCCGACCTGATTGAACCGGTCGGCAACGTCTTTGGCCTTTGCATCTATTTCCTTCAGTGCGTTTTCTACAGCTGCTTTTCCGTCAAGTGTGATTTTCCCGACCAGACTAAATATCTCCACCTAGCTCACCACCTTTGCCTTGCGCCGCTTGTCCATCTCTACTATCTTAGCCGCCCGGACCAGGGCCTGGGATTTCTCCCAGCGCAATTCCGCCGGCGTCGGCTTTCGCTTTTCCAGCAGCCCCAAGTCCTGTAAATATCTCATATAGTCGTGTTTGTACCCCCACAGCTTAGCCTGCTGCCAGCCCACAAAAGCAGCCAGGGTCATCTGCTCCCGGGCTTCGTCTTGCCTAGCTTGTGCAATTGTTTCGCATATTTCTAAAAAACGGGTGAACGGAAGTTTGAAAACAACTTCATCCGTCCACCCATACCTTTTTTGTATCTGGTCCACAACCCGGGCTATTTCTTGCCGGCCAGTTTTTTGGCTAATGCGTTGGCTCTCGTAAAAAAAACCTTGATATCCTCTTGCTCTGCAAGTTGTTCCGCAATATCCATCACTGTCATAATCGGCATCTTGGACAGTTCTTCGGGAGTTTTACCAACCAAATCCGCCAGCCATGCTTTAGTTTCCTTTTCCGCATGAGCTATCCCAACAGTGACGATAGCCATGCCCACTTCTCTTTCGCTTGCATCCTGCATGCTGGCCAAAGCCTTCATCCCTTCGCCGGTGGCCTTGGCAATAATCTTGGCTACGGCAAATAGGTCATCAACTACTAGCGGCCTTACTTTTATGTCCATTATTAGTTCCCTCCGCCACTAGCTATTTTGGGGAACCGAATTTCCCACGGTTCTTCATCCAGGTTTTCCGGGTCAAAGTGCCCAGTGAAGGTAACTTCAAGGCCAGCCTCGTCTTTGTCGGCAGTATTAATGCTGAAGTTCCCGTCGGACAACGCATTCTTCACAATGCAGATTACAGGTTCTTGACTGCCGCTGATTTCCCCCACCAGGGCCACGTTTTTGAGGTAATCGCTGTCTTTGATGGTAAGCTTCCGAGTGATTATGTCGTGAGTGCCGTTTTCCTCCACCGTCGCCCCTGCCAGGGCCGCTTTCAAATTCTCCGCCGTCATCTCCAACAGGTTGGCCACAATCTGGGCCCTAACGCTGGTGACACGCCGCAGGCCCTTCACCGGGCCCCCGGCACCGTCAACTTCGATTTCCCGGACTTCCTGTTCAATGGTAAATGTATTGCCGCCCCTCGTGGCCCCCAACAGACGTTCGTTATCCTCGCCATAGTTTAGGTAAATTGCCCCTGCATCAACAAACAACCTTTTAACCGTCTCCGTTGTAACACCGTGATATCTTGCCATTTTCATCACTCCTCAAGAAGTTTCTCAATAAACTTTTTCCGCCAGGCTATGACGGAAAACTGATGTGCTAAATGCACTATCCCGGAAGTGTCCTCCGGAATAAGGCCCCGGGTGTCGAGACTGCACCGGATAACCTCATAATCCGGGTGGGTCAACCGCTGCCGGTCGAACAGTTCCACAATCCTCTTGCTGATGGCCTTGGCAGTCCCCGGATGCCCACCCTCATTGTAGTCCCATACGTCGATATAGAGGGTAAACACCCGTCTCCCCCAGTGGTCGCTGGCAATATCGCTAAGCCGGAATACCACATAAGGAAAGGGGGTGTCCGGCTCCGCCCATATCTGGAATACGGCTGGCATGCCGTCGATGGTCGCCAGCATATCCGCCAGCTCCGGATCATTGTGCAATCGTTGGAATATTGCACTTGCCAGCATCAAAACCACTTCCTTGACAGGATGTTTTTAATCTCCGGTAGTTCCTCTTGGAAAGTTGGCCGGAGGAAGGGCCTTGCCGCCATCTTTCGGGTCCCGAATTCCAGCATCGGGGCCTTCTTGAGTTCGCTACCTACTTCACCCCTCAGCACCTGCAGTTCGCCGACAATGCGGTACTTAATACTGCTTCGCAATTGCCCCGTCATGACGGCCGGCGGCTCACCGGGAGCTGAAGCCACATAAGTTTTCTTTGTGCCCGGTACCCGGTACACTCGCCCCGTCCTTTTCCCGCTCAGTTTCTCCTTGGTCTTGTTTTGCACATGTATGCAAGCCTCTGTCATCCGCTGGCCTGCAATACTATCCAGAGCATCTATGACCTTGTTCAAATTTCGCTTAAATTCAATCTTAATTCCCAACAAAAAGCGCCTCCAATGGTGTAAAATAGTAAAAGGAGGTGGTTTTCTATGCCAAAAAAGAAGGACAAGCCTTCCCGTGATGTGCTGAAGATTAAAGACGAAAAAGTAACACAAGTAGAAATAACCCCCACGGATAAGGGCCCCAATGTCACCGGCACCATCGACAAGAAAAGAAAGGGCCTGTGGCTGGAAATTGAGGTTGATCAGCCTTCTTCGGTGCATATCAAGTCCAGCCGGCGCCCCATTTCCTGCGGGTTCAGTATGCTAACAATGGTAAATATCCGGTCCTTGAATTGTAACCTGTGGTCCACTCGGTCAATGCCGGGATAAGGCCGCAGGCTTATTTTATGTGTCACTTCCACGTCCAGCTTCTGCCATTCTAGCCTCTCCTGAGCACTCACCGGGGATATGTGGCCCCAAACCGTGTCAATGGTTTGCCAATCATATTTCCAACCCTCGCCGTCGAATACCCGGGTTCTCTTTTGTATATTTATGCGATGTCGGTATCGTGCCATTGGCTACACCCCAGGATTCTTCCGGTATGGCCACAAGTCCCGGTACTCTTCCGGGTCCCATATCATGGTTTCACCCTCGAATGATTCATGGGCCAACCCTTCACCCCGCCGCTTATATTGCCTGGCCACACGGTTCAGGACCCAGATCTCAACCTCTTCCGGAACGGGGTCATCTCCGAAATCGTGGTTTAGATACCGCTCCGCAGCATTGGCCGCCCCGGCCAGCATCCGTTGCAAGACAACATCCTCCGCATCGTGGTCTATATGCAGGAACGCTTTAACCTCTTCTAGGGTCAGGGTTATCTTGTCCTTGAGTGCCATGTCCTACCAACTCCTTCAGGGCCTTCTCCGCAGCCTCCTTGCCCTTCACCTTACTGCCGTCCGGAAGCTCATACCAGCCGCCACCGGTATGTTTTAGTTCCGGGGTAACCACCTTAGTCTGGTATGTCACCCTCACGGCAAGCCGCCGCTTTTCCAGTTCCCTTGCCATTTCCTCGCGGATTTCAAATTCAGAGCCGCGAGGAATGAGGCCCTTCGGGTGCCAAGAAAAAGTCCGAAGGGCCTTCATCCTCACAGTCATCCATAACCTCCTTTACGGCTGCTGCGGCTGCTGCGGCTGCTGCGGCGCCTGGTCGAACTCCACAGCCACGAAGGCTTCCGGCCTGAAGATGGTCAGGGCAATCCGCTCTTCGGCCAGGATGGCTACCATGTTTTTNACGAAGAAGTCATCGTGCTGCTCGGCAACCCGTATGGTGGTCTGCTCCCTATCCCAGAGCATGGCACCCATACGGAAAGCGCCCANGAGACATTCGCCCTCTTGGATTGCCGTGGTATCAACTACAGGCACCCTCCACAGTCTGGACTGACCGCCTTCGGTGACAGATACCCAGATATAGCGTCCGTCAGTACCTTTGGCTAGCTCGATGTCCTCCCAGTCCTTCGGATGCAACACGATGCCCGTCACCGGGTACTCGGCTACCCTTGCCAGGGTGATTGCGCGGCGGATAGCATCAATCTTGGTGTCCCCGGGCTGGCCCTGGCTCCATTGATAGTTCTGGATTGCCGTATGTGTCATGATACCCTGCAGGTTGGCACCGCCGGCACCGTACAGGATTTCTTGCTCCTCAGCTTGATTCAGCCCGTATATTAGCCGCTGGTCCACATAACCCCTCAACTGCGGCGCATCGAAAAGAATCTGCCGGCTGGCCGGTATCCAGTGGGCAATAGTCTTAACCGATTCAGTTTTGAGATTGAACGACAAACCAGACTGCGGCTTGGCTTGTGTCTCAGGAACAACGGTAGCAGAGTTCTGGAATCCTACTTCCTCAACATATTCAATGGCGTTGCTAGTGGTGGTAGAAGTGGCAAGCAGTTGCCGCAATGTCATCGGCCGGTCAGGAGATGCAATGATCTCCGGATACCGATACGGCACCACCAAGGCCCCGGCAGAAGCCGGGTCGGAAGTCAGGGTCTTAACCTGTACCGGATCACAGTAAGGTACGCCTCGCTGCACCATTGCCTTGTACTGCTCCGACTCCACAAACTGCTGTCCAATGGACTTCGCAGTTTCGCCGTTGGCGTAACTGGGCCGCTGTCCGGCCTTCTGCAGCTCGATTATTTCGTTGTTGAGCTCCACGATCCGCTTGTCCAGTTCATCAATGGACTTGGCCGTCTTGGCAGAGGTTTCACCGTGCGCCTTTATTTCCGCGGCCTGCTTATCAAGCTGGCCTTTCAACTCCTCCACCGTGTTTTTGAATTCGGCAAGAAGTTCTTTCAGATCCATTCAGCTCACACTCCTCAAAGATTTTCTAAACTCTCTCAACTCTTCCANCACCGACTGGAATTCTTCCGGGTCAATGCCTTCTATTTTTGGCGGCTCCTGGCTCTTCGGAGTGGACTTCTCCGGCTCCTCGAAANNNACCAGAAGTGCCTGAAGTGCTTTTATGGCATCCTCTATCCTCTGCCGGCTGNCAGTGGTGAGGAAATGCCCTGCTTTGATNTACTGCTCCAGCTGGGGNATGCGCTTTAGCAGTTCCTCCAGCTCCCTGCCNTTTACCCCGGTGATAACGGCCTCCTCGTTGGCCGGGAAGGTTACCGGGCTGAATTCATACAGCTTTAGCTCCTTCAGATGAACGATCCGCTTGCCGTCCTCCAGCTCCTCAATTTCACGCTTGACAACGTCATAACCGATAGACAACCGGTCCACCACGCCGTCCTTCATCAGCTGTAGCCTGTCCTGATTTTCTCTGGTCTTGGACACCTTGGCCACCACATAGAGGCCCTTGCTGTCCTCTTCCATGTGCTTAGGGACCCCCATCGGGTCGTAGTGCTGCCACAACACTTTAATTAGGTTTTTTGGCAAGCGTTCTTGGATTGTTTTTTTGAAAGCCCCTTTTTCGACTATGTCCCCGACTAGATCCACATTGCCAAAGGTGCTGGCATACCCCTCAAATTCATATTTCTCCAAGTCCACCTTCGCCTCGAAGGGAAAGCTCTTTATCTCCATCCCCCTACCTCCTCACATCATAAATCTCCGTGCACCGGCACATCACCGTCTGACTGGCAGCCGCTCCCAAACTGGTGTCGCCGGGGAACATTAGAAGGCTGCCATCCGGTGCCTCGAAGGGCTCATTTNTGCCCCGCCGCTGGCCGTCCATNTCGGCATGGTCCTCCCGTACCCGTTCATCCCGGGAGGACAACCATACACGCTGGTAATCAAGTCCCGTTTGTTCTGCAGCAAAATGGCTGCCGGCATTGGATGCAGCCACCACCTCGGTCCTGGCTATGGTCATGGCCCGTCTTACCGAAAAATCTTGATATAGCTTTCTAATCCTCCGGGCTATTTCCTGAGTGCTCTCTCCTTCCTCGAAGCCAGCGGTGATTTCCTGCTTTATCATGTCTTTTGTTGTTCTGCTAATCCGAACAACTTTTTCTGCTACCACTGCCTCTATCCAGTTCCGGGCTTCGCCCAGCCACGGGTCAAACTCAAACTTCCGCTCAGGTGCCCCGGCGCTCTTTGACAATGCCTCGCCGGTTTCCTGCCCGAAGTCTTCCATGACGCCGATATAAATTGCGGTCATCATGGTCTCCCATTCGGGCCTCTGGCCGTCCACCACTCCGTCCACGTCCCGGCCTTCTTCGTAGGCCTCGGCTACTTTCTGACCTTCATCCCGGAACCGTCTGCCGACTATTTGGGCAACTTTCTTTTCCCAGTTCTGCCGGCGGCGGTCGAACCGTTTCCAGTATGCTGCTTTCTGGCTTTCTTCGGTAAGGTTCCAAGCTTTGTTGAGCAGTGACGTCCCCTCTTCGCCTTCGTCCGATTCCTCACCACCCGGCTCCTGTGCCGTCATTCCCGCCGGCAGCAGGCTCATGGGCAAATATCCTATATCACCGCCGGGGATATTATCGAAGCCCAATTCAAGCTGCTGGTTTATCTGATTAAACGGTACGCCCATTGCCCACAGAGTTTTTGCCGTTTCGATCTTATCGCGATAATTCTCCTGAATGGCTTCAACATTCGACACATCGAACTCCAGCATCAGGTCGTCCCCGAATTCTGGAGTCAAGGCCAGGTTGAAAGCTGATTGCAGGTCCTCCAAGAAAGGAATGACCGTATCCAGCCAGAATATTTTCCTCGCCGTCTCAATGTTTGCCAATGTCGCATGGTCATATATTCCCACCATCGGCGGCGGCACCTGGAAGATGGCACAGATTTCTTCACGGGTCATGCGCCGGGATTCGATGAAATCCATCTCCGCTGGGGATAAGCTCATCTGGTGCCATTCGGCACCCCCGCCTAGCACCCACGGAGTACGGGCATTATCAGCACCCTGGTGTTGCTCCCTGACTTGTCTCCTGGCTTCTTCCCACTGTTCCCGGGTAAGGGGCTCCTTGAAGGAGAATACTCCATCAGCAATTGCCCGGTTCTGCAAGGCCACTTTGTTCCACGTCACGGCCTCCACATCTGTATCAACGGTACGGGCTCCGGCCTGCAAGGGAGACATCCCCCAGTACGGATTGGCCGGGTCAATGAACATAACATGAATTATATCTTCAGGCTTTATGCTGTACTTGACGCCGTCTTTATCATATTCGTACCGCTCAATGAACTTCTTTTGGCTGGGCACCGGCTTAATTCCATCCGGGCCGATTGGCCAGAGCTCTACCACTGCCCCCCGGACCCGGATCTTCGTCCACAGGGCATTCCCACTTAGATACAGATGGGCAGTCATCCTTTCGATAAGATCCTGTCCGCTCATGTACGGATTAGGTTTTTTAAGGAGCTCCTCCAGCGGATGGTCGGGCACAACTTCCCATTCGCCGGCTTTTGTCCGCCGGCTGACTACCCACGGTACGCTGGCCACGGCTTTCATTATGCGATGAATACATGCATATACCCACGTGCTGGCCTTAAACCCGTCTCGGACGGCTTTGTCCGCGCTCCAGTCCGTCCATATTGGCTTCCCACTCTGCCACACGGGCAGTAGCTGGCCGGTGGTTACGCTCTTCATTTCCTGCGGCGATACGCCGAGCAGCCACATGCCTAGGGCCTGGCGCAGACTAATACGTTTTCTCTCCATTCACTCACCTCCTAGGCCCTGCCGATGAAGATGCCTTTGTCTTTGGCCAACTGCTCAAATGCACCAGATACAGCATCGATCTGGTCATCATGTGCCCCGTGTGGGAATAATTCTGCTTCTTCCAAAAAGTCATTTATCCACGGGCCCCGCACCAGCTTTATATTCCCTGCCTCTGCCTGAGAACTCACAGGGTTTGCCCTCATTTCCTTAGAACCTGTTGTCTTGTTTCCATAAAAAGCAAAACCGGCTAGTATCCTGCGCCGTTAATGGTCTATTGTATTTACTCCGCTACTGCCGGGCTCCTGCTCCATGTAAATCGTTACTCTCTTCCCGTCCAACTCCGCTGTCTGCTTAATGCGTTTCTCCAC